TTTGACTGGACGTTGCCATACAAGGCGCGTAAAGCCGTAACCCCAACAGTTACCAAGAACGGGACCTGGTCGCTGGCCAACGCGAGCCAACCCGCGCTAAATGGATCAGGAGTCGGCTCAGTGGTTGTACGTGTGACTGGTACTGCTACTGGGACCGTGTCAGCGGTGAATACTGCCGCGGGCACAAACATTACGGTTGAGGCGAATCCATGAGCGTCCGGCCTGTCACCCTGAACGCCGACGGCTCCATCGACGTGGTGTACGACGAGCGTGGCCATAGCGGCACGGTGGCCGCTGCCGACGTGGTCTGGGGCACGAGCAGCGGTGGCTCTGCGGACCACAACTACATCATGCTGGAGTGCCCTGACGGCTGCGGCGGGGCGTCGGCCTGGCCGGTGGCCGGCGGGGCTGCGGCGCCGATAGCCCAGCAGATGTTCCTCGAGAAGGTCCAGCGCGAGGGCTGCCCGTGCGGGACCGTCGAGGCCGGCCGCAGCGACGCTCTGCCTGAGGGCCACGTACGACTCAATTGCAATCGCATGGATGGCCCGGGCCGCTGGCAGCCGGCCGGTGCTGAGCTGCTACGCGAGGTCGATCCGCAGGCAGGCAAGACCAGCTTTCAGGTCATCTATCAGGACACCGCGGAGCAGATGATCACCGGCCTCGAGCCGAGTGGTGGCGTTGGTCCAGACCACAAGCTCGCTGTGCTGCACGACCCCACCGAGTACGACGTGCTGATGCGTACCGACCCGGCCTATCTGAGCCAGGACAAGGCGCACATTCTGGCGACACCGGAGGTGGCGTGAGCGACGGATTCAGCATCGGCCCTGGTGTGCAGCAGGCCCTCGCCGACAACAACGATGAGGCTCGCTCGGATGAGCGCTTCGTCATTCTCGACGAAGGGCACAAAGTCAGCCTGACCCTGGGCAGAGACGGTCAGTACTGGTGGATAGAGGAGGACAACCGGGTTAACCGGGTGCCCTTTCGGTGACGACTCACAAACCGAGATCGCGTGGGACGCCTGGGCGAGCATGCCCGGCCAGCTGTACGACTGGACCTGCTCGGCGTGCAGTACTGAATGGCTCGAGCGCTCGCTGGGCTACGCGCGCGACGCGGACGTGTACACCAGTCGCGAGGCGGTCGTCTACGCCATTGGCTACCCGCACAACATCAACGCTACCTACGGACTCATGGACGGCTCCGGCGCCGAGCTCCAGCGGGTGGTCAAGGAGCAGACCGGCGCCGACACCGACCAGGGCTGGCTCAGCTTTGACGAGACGTACCTGCTGGCGCAGGAGACGCCGGGCCTGATGTCGGGAGCCGCCTGGTACCACTGGGTGGCAATCCGCGGCGTGCAGGGCAGCACGATCTGGGTGGCCAACTCGGCGCCTGGCTACAAGGGAATCTACGACAACGTCAGTCGCGAGGACTTCGATCGCCTGGGCGGCTTCAGCGTGGTGTGGCTCGCGTGATGCACTGAGGAGGACGCTATGCCTGCTTTTGCTGTCGGTACCTACCCGTGGACCATCGGCGCGATCATCGCGCTCGTGGTGCTGCTGCTGGCGATTCTCGGGCTTGTCGGCGTGCTGCCGATGAGTAGTGCGGTGGTGTTCGGCCTGATCGCGGGGTTGGCCATAGCGCGTCTGACGTGAGTGGGTGCTGAGCGAACCTGCCAGTGATCCGGAGACGCCGGCAGTTTCGATCACTCGACTGGTCTGCCTTACGCTGGTGGTCTTGACCGTGCTGGTGGGGGGTGGCGTGTTGCTGTTGCTGCGACCTGAGTATTCCAACGTCGCCATCGCGCTGATCGGCGTGGTGGTGGGTGCCGCGTTCGGGCTGGTGTCGACCGCCAGGCCTCGACACGGCACGCGCAACTGACATGTCCAGGGCTGGGGAAAGAAAGGGAGTATGCCTACCAGAGCCTCAGCCCTGGGCACCCGCGCGTAGGCGCTCGATCTTCAGGATGAGTTCAGCGCGTTGTTGCTGTAGCGCCTCAACGTCATCTTGCAGGCCGTAAGCGGCTTTCAGCAGCCGTTCGTTGTTGGCCCGCAGCCGCTCGTTCTCGGCTTCAAGATGCGCGATTCTTGCGTCCGTGCCAGCGCTCGCGGTCGCAGGCGCGACAGTGGCGCTTACCGTTCCGGACGGTTGTGTTGGTTTCGTCATACTCATGTCCTGACGGGCAGTGCGCGATAAGCCGCGTGCCCCGGCGGCAGTTTTCAGCGATGGTTACAGGCTCAAGGTGAGTAGGGTTGACACAGGCGCGATTTCGGCAGACGTGGTCGAGGCATAAGCCCTCAGGCACTGGACCGACAAGCAACTCATAACCGACGCGGTGAGCCATCAACTGCTTGCCTTCATGACGGAATCGGCCATAGCCGAGCACGTGGACGTGACCCGTCCACAGCCAGCACTCGTCAGTGCGCTGGACCTTTGCCCACCATCGCTCAGCTAGCGATGCGTATCGGTTTGCCACTTCGCGAGTTCTTCCTTGAGTTGTCGATTTTCTTCTTGAAGCCTCAACACCTCGGCGCGGAGTGCGCGGACCTCGCCGCGTGTCCGATCAGCAATGGAGTCGTCCGGCAAGTGCACCGGTTCTGGTTTGGCCGACTTATGCACCAAGGCGACCTAACGGCACATATGTCGGTCAAGCATCGGTTGGGTTCCCCATCGCTAACTCTCGAAAGAGATCCCTTCTCTCAGCACTGGTCAAGTTTGAAACTAGCGTTGCCGTCCCGCCAGGTGGGAACACGATCCACCGCTGGCTCAGTGCCGGGCTACGCTCGACGGCTTCTTCAATTGGCGGGGTGACTTGCGGACGCGGAGTCAATCGCCCGCACCCATCGCACCGCCAGTGTTGTCCGTCTCGTGTGCCTGTCTCGCTTGTGTGTGGGCAGCCCTTACATTTGGCCGACTTATGCACCATTACATTCCTCAAGCTCGCTGGGAGCTCGTCTCACCGGGCCATCTCGCGCACGTACGACTTCGCTTCGAGCATGTCGCGCTGCAGGTACTGCATCTTGAACGCCGACGCAACATCCACGACAGGCATCTCACGCGCCTCGGGCATCTCCCGCGCGCGCTCAAGCAGGTTCGTCTTCTCGTAGATCAAACAGCCGGCGTCGCGCGCTTGCGACCACAGGTCATTCACCCATTGCCGCGGCGGCCGGAATGCCGGCGTGCCTGATTCGGCATTGGCACTGGCGCCGCCGATCACCACCCAATCGAACAGGTCCAGCCGGCTGAACCGTAGGTTCTCGAGCATCGGCTCGCAGCTCAGCCACTTCACTTTCGCATTGACGCGCTCGAACGCCTTCTCGGCCACCGGAATGCGCACCTGGGCGTCGATAGTGGTGCCCACCCACGCGTTGTCGGGAAAGTCGACGTCAGCGAGTCGCTGCGGAAACTTTGTCAGGAACAGATAGTTCCATTGCGCGTTGGCGCGGACCGTTTGCATGACCGCCTCGATCCACACATCGGGCACCCACCGTCCAAAGAGATCCGCCATTGAGCAGGTGAACACGTTTTTGCGAGCTGGCTCGCGCCGGATGTCGTCAGGCGAGGGATACCGCGTGTTGACCGGCGCCGAGAGCCGCTCAGGGAGGAAGGTAGGCACGAACTTCTGTGGGTACGCGTCCGAGCGCTCGGCGATCTCCCTGGCGTAGCAATAGCTGCAGTTGTGGAGGCAGCCCGTCACGGGGTTCCACGACCAGCGCGCCCATTCGATGTCATCGTTGATCTGCCAGTTGAACGAGGCGTTCTTGGACCGCGGCCGTGCAAGGACCTGGTGGCGCTGATCCTCGCTCAGGGCCTTCCACACCGGCAGCGTGACGAGCCGTGGGATCGACGGGTCTTCACCCAACAGGATGAGCGGCGGCGCGGGTGGCTCGAGGTCGGCCACCTTCTCAGGCCTCGTTTGCGGCGCGATGTACCCGTTGCGCTCCGCGTCGGTGTAGGCCCGATGCACCGATCGTCCGTTCAGCGTCTGCCGCAATCGCTCGGATTCCTGGGTCTTGCCGTCGGCCGCCAACTGGTCGACCGCGAGCACCACCCGCCGCGCTTCCTCGGCCCGCCGACGGCTCACGCCCAGCTTATCTGCGACTTGCTCGCGCGTCTCACGAGATCGAACACCTGTTTCACTCCCGCCCATTTGCGCGGAAGTGTTGGCTGGACGGCCGGGCGCCGTGCGGCCATGCTCCCGGCGCGCCAAGTCGTTCCGCCGGCTGATCACGCTGAACAACTCGACCGCCTCGCGGCCCACCTGCTCGTTGGTCTTGCTGCGCTGGCGATTCGACTCGATCAGTGCCTCGACGACGTCGAGCTCGTCTTCCGACCCGAAGGGCGTGACAGGCACAACCTTCAGTCCAGTTGCGCGCGCGGCGACCAGCCTGCGGTGGCCCGAGACCACCACGCCGCCGGCCGTCACCGTGATCGGCGTCAGCACCCCGTGCTCGCGCACACTGCGCACCAATTCATCGTCGGCCGTGTCGCCGTAGATCTCGCGGTTCTTGGGGTGCGGTCTCAGCCGATCGATCGGCCAGCGCGTGGCCTCCAGGACCGGCAGCAACATAGCCTGTGTCATTGGTCGTACCTCACCATGGCAGCGGGCCCTGGAACCGTGCCATCTGCTCGGTAGACGTGAGGTCGAGCTTGTCCAGAACTGCCTGCCCTTCTGGCGAGTCGACACGGTAGAAGCCATGCTTCTTCCAGACGGGGAAGTCCTCCCAGTTCGTCCAGACAACGAAGCTGAACTGCCACATGCCGTGCGGCGCGCGGATCAGCGCGACCGCCTTGTTCACCGCGTTGATGTGGTCTGACACAAACGGCTTGTCGGTGAAGCCGTTCAGCGCCGCATCGGACTTCCGACGGCGCTTGTATTGGGTCGCGCTGAAATACGACAACAGGTCGACGCGCTCAAACTTGGCGGCGGCCGCATTGAGCAGGTGGTGCGGGATCTCGTCGTGGATGGGGTCTGCGTAAATCAGCCCGTATCGCCATGGCTGCGCTCGCTGGGTCGCCAGCCAGTCCGCGAAACCGATCTGACAGTCCTCTGCATAGACCGCGTGTTTGGCCCGCGCCGAGTCAGGAGGCACGTAGTTCTGCAGGGCTGCAGCGACGACGGGATCACGTTCGTAGAACAGCGCCTCGTAGGGCACATCGTACTTTCGCAACGCGTTCCATGCGAGTGGCGGACTGCCCAGGAAATCGCGGCCGTTATAGGACAGCGGACCAGGACCAGCGTAGAGATCGGCGTACAGGTATGGGGCCGGGCGAAACGTTCGCGGGCGCCCGAGGATGGCCCCCGTGATTTTCGCGTGCATGTCGATCAAGCCCGCGAAGTCGGCTTCCTTCGACTCTGTTTCATCGCTTACCCAGGACAACGATACGGTGGTCATTGGCCACTCGCCATGCCATCGACGACCGATCGACTACGCTGATCATGCATTGCGGGCTCACTCCCGTGATGTTTGGGATGGGGCACCCGGCGTGCCCCTTTCCCTGTAAGGCCCGGAATCTTATCCCAGCGGGCGACCAGGTGAGACACCATGTGTTCAGGTCTGGTCTACCCATTTGAGCCAGGCATCGGCGATCTTGAGCACGTCGGCGGATTTGATGTCGGTGCGATCGGCGGCGAAGCTGGCCGCGGCCTTGAGCACGGCCAGCCGTGTGATGCGGTCATCCCTGGCACTCACAACTGCGGGCCTCGAGAGTTGCTCGAGGGCCACGATGTAACCCTTCGTGTCGATCTTGAGACGCACGTGGGTACCGCTCTCGGGCAGCTCGACTGGATGAAAACGTGAAACATTCACCCACGCGCCGCCGATCTTGAGGCCGGTGGCATTGACACCCTCGACGACGCCTTCGACCTCCTCGGTCTGCACACGTCCGTTCATCATTAGAAGGCGACCTCCGCGTCGTCGAATTGCGGGCGTGGGCGGTAGTCGGTGCGGCGCCACAGGTCCTCGACGCGGCCGTCCTCAATCAGGCACAGCAGCTCGCGCAGCAGCGGCGCCAGGTCGACGAGGCGGGCGCTGTCCTGCAGCGCCGCGCGGCCGCCGGCACGCCACGCGGCGCCCCACACGGCGGCCATGTCTTCGGACTCGCGCGGATGGTGGTGCTTCCAGGCGAAGTAGTGGCTGGCGGCGGTCGTGAGTTGGAGCGGCGCCATGGCTCAGTCCTCCCGCTCGATGAGGGCCGCGGGGATGACGCCGCGCCGCGGCCTGCCAAGGATGCGGCTCAGGTCAGCCTTGGGAGCCGGTGCCTCCTCCTCGGCGACCAGCGCGCAGTGCAGCTGCACGGCCAGCATGTGTTTGCACTCGTGGCGACGGGCGTCGTAGCAAGTGCAGCTGGTGCGCGTGACGAAGTAGATCTCGTTCGAGTCGCGGCTCGAGCGGATTCCGTAAGCCTTGCGGCCATCGGCGGTGCGGCACTTGAGCCACTGGCCGCTCTCGGTGGCGATGGCGACCGCCTTGGGGCCGCGCGGGTCGGTTTCGGGAAGCAGTACGGTGTTCATGGTCGATGCCCTCTTACTCAGGGTGTTGGCCTCGAGCAGGTCGGCGTCACTAGCGCTGGCCTGCTCTCTTTTGGTCACGTCCTAAGTATACTGGCAGTGATACGCCAATGCAACTATACTGAGCCGTATGACAAGCACTACTGAGTCATTCGGTCAGCGTCTTCGGCTCGAGCGGCACCGTCAGGCGCTCTCCCAGGACGAACTCGCTACCGTCGCCGGAATCTCGCGCATCACGGTCATCCAGCTCGAGTCCGATACGAGCGAGCGCCAGCCGCGGCCATCGACCGTCCGCAAACTCGCCCGCGCGCTCGGCGTCAGGCCGGCGCAGCTCACGACCCCGACGTGAAAGAACCCTCATGGGCTGGCTTCCGACGTCTGACTACAAGCTCGACTGGGGAAACGGTCTGGGTCAACACATCCCGAATCGCGTACGTGCAACTCACCAATACAGGTGCTCGCATTGTCTTCACCGCAGACTTTCTGGACGTCGCAGAAACTCAAGACAGACTTCGGCAAACACGTAGACCAGCGGATCCTCTCGCCCATCGGTCACATCGTGCGAGTTGGCGAACGTGGGATGGTTTTCGCGACGAATTATTGCGAGCCGAACGATCTGTAGTAGGCACGACTACCAAAGCCGCTGTCGCGCGCCAGTGCGGCGTAAACGAACGAACTATTACCCGAATAATGCGCTCATTCGGTTTGCCCGCTGGGAGTTGGCCACCTTCTACATGGCCATTTGAACAGGCGCCCTCACGGCCGACGCAACTCACGACCGAGTAAAAAAGGATTGCCCCGCGCTGCGAGTCTAAAACAGCCGGGGCAGTGGCAGATCGTAGGAGTGTGAAAGGACTGATAGACCTGCAATGACCACTGTACAACCCAAGTCGGAGACCGACCCGCAGTTCACCGCGGCGTCCTACGAACGGGTCAGTCGGCAGGTCCAGGCGCTGTACGGGCATGGACTCAAGCGCCAGGAGCGGAACGTCGATGAAATGGCTCGAGACAACGGGGTCGTGCTCCCACCGGACCTTCGCTTCCGCGACGGCGTCGACGACAACGCCAGTGGCGCGGCGTGGGAGCTGCCCGACCTTGATCGATGCATGCAGGCAGCGCGCGACGGCCGTTTCAAAACCCTGCTGATTCCGACGTCGGATCGCTGGACGCGGGATACCCCAAAGGGGCTCTGGATGACGCGCCAGATCCGTGCCTACGGGGTGCGCGTGGTCTGGGGCGATATCCCGGATGTGCCGCAGGCTACCGATGGCAATCCATACAGTGAGCACTGGCGTCAGAAAATGGAAGTCGAAGCGTTCATGGACGCCGAGCTCGAGCGCAACAAAATCCGCTGGCGAACCATGAACGGGCGGCGCGATAAGGCCGCGGCGGGACGTGTCGTAGGACAGGGCGCCGCACCGTACGGCTACGCCTACGTGCGCGACAACTCGCCGAAGCGCCTGGTGTGCGGCCTGGCCGTTGTTGAAGTGCAGGCAGACGTCGTGCGCGAGTTGTACGCGCGCGCCAGGACGATGGCGATCGGCGACTTGCTGCAGTGGCTGGCGGCTGAGCGCATCCCGCCGCCTGGTGCTGGCCGAACGTTTCGCAAAGTTCAGCGGTACACAAAAAATGCCGGGACCTGCTGGAACGATCTCAGCGTGTATCGCATCCTCACCTCGCGGCTGTATCTCGGCGAGTACACCTATCACACGCAGGCGTTTCCGGTCCCCGCGATCGTCCCCGCGGATCTCTTTGAAGAGGTTGGCATCGCACTCGCCAGTCGCAAGAGCCGTCGCGGCGCGGCGCGCAACAAGACGGAAAGTGACGAGTTTTTGTTTCGTGGACGGCTCATCTGCGAGCCCTGCTCGGCGCGCACGGGCACCGTGGTGCTGCTACACGCCAAGCGGGCGAACAACATGGGAGAGCGTTACTACCTGTGCCCCTTCCGTTTTCCACGCTCGCATGGCGCGCGCTTCGACGGGCGGCCTCGCTGTCCGTTGCCGTCCATTCGCGCCGAGGTGCTCGAGACGCACGCATGGGCGGCGCTGATGGCAGCGCTGCGCGATCCGGTGCAGTTGCGCATCGACATCGAAGACGCCCGCACGCGACGACGTCTAGACGATCACGGGCGCGAAGACCGGCGGCGGGCAATCGAGGGCAGCATCGCGCAGCAGGAGCGCCAGCTCGCCGGAGCGGCGCGGCGGATTGCGGCGCTCGAGGCAGAAGGGACTGAGCAGGCCGGCGAGGAGTTGCCGATCCAGGCGCAACTGCGCGACGAAGCAAAAGAATTGCTGGTCAGATTGCGGCGCGACCTTCGCGAGGTTCAGGCGATGCCTGGTGTGGGTGTGAGCGCTGACGAAGCCGCGGAACTCGAACGGCTGGCGGCAATGGTGGACGAGGTGGAGGTCACCGCGAATGCTGCGGAGCGGCGCCACCTGATCGACCTGGTCGGTCTGCGCGCGCGCATCGGGGACGAAGGTGAATCGGTGGTGGTCCAGGTCAAGCCGAAGCGCGAGACGATGATCACCTGGGCCGGCGTGATCAGCATCGCTGGTCAGGCTAGTAGCGATAGCCCGACGTCATTGTTGAACTTCGTTATGCAATCGCTACCGTCGGGGAGGCTCGTCTTCGCCGCGTAAGCGTGCTTCACGTTCCGCCGCCCACTTCGCCACCAGCGCGCGGATGTAGTCATACGCGGGGGCGAGCGGGTGGCTCTCGGTTCGTGGCTGTTCGTGGATCGAGGGTGCTGGATCGGCCACGCGTGCCAGTGTGCGGCACGCGTGACGATAGGAAACAGCCTAGAAAACCATCCAATTTAGCGAATCGACTCGACCGCTGGCGGCAACCCCGATTGCCGATGGCCGTCGGCGTCGACGTAAAAGCCGTCGACCACGTTGAACGGCAACGGCAACGGCAACGGCTCGGCCACCGCCAGCGGCCGAACGCGCACGTAGTAGGCCTGGCAGGCCGGCCCGTAGCGCATCTCGGCCTCGACGCGGATCTGGCTCCCGTCGCGGGCGACCAGCCAGCTGTCGATCGAGCCCGACTCGCCCTCGCCGTCTTTCAGCGCGCGCGCCAGCTTACGCCGCGCGCGGTCCTCGGGTCCGTCAGGCGCACTCGGCTTGACGAAGGCTGCGGGTTGCCAGCGCAGGTCCTCGAGGGCGCGGCCGACCAGGTCGCAGAAGGCCTGGTTGGCGTACAGGATCTCGAAGCGCGGCGCCAGCGCGTCGATCAGGCACACGGCCTCGTCGAGGCTGAATATCGGCCACGGCAGGTTGTATGTATCAGGATGGCACCAGTGGGTGACCGACTGAACTGAGCGGCCGACACTATCGGCGAGCTCCTTACGGCTCGGCAGCGATGGCTTGCCGGTGCGGCGCTTGCGGCGCGCCAGATCTTCATACTGCTCGAGCAGCGCGACAGCCGAAATATCAGGCCCCGCTGGCCTGCCGTTGGCCGATGTGCTGGACATCGTTTCAAACGATCGCCCCCTTACCCCGACGGGAGACTCACGCAGTGTCGCGGGTGCGCTCTGTCTCGTCGTGAATGCGCCCAGTGTGAGTCCGAGCGGTATACAGGAAAAAGCGTAAGAAACCCCCAAATAAAGTCTACGCGAGGCGGGTTCACTAATGCGCGATTAACGCCCGCTACGGGTTGCGGACGACTGCCGCCCGCTACTCGACGCGGGGTTCCTGCAACTGCAGCGGGGTGACGCGCAAGGCACGCGCCAGGCGGCGCACGCTGGACACACGGATCTCCTCGTCGTGCTCGCCGCGGGCCACCGTCGAGCGGCCCACGCCCGCCTTGTCGGCGAGGTCCTGCTGGCTCAGCGCGAGGCGCTCACGATAGAAGCGCAACCGAGGCACTTTCACGCCCCTAGATGGTCGATAGGCAGGCATTACTGCGACAAGATCACTAGTGCGCGACTCGGGCTTCACTCGTGCATGAGCAGGGTATCACTCGGCCGCCGCGTCCGCCGGCACGTTCACTAAATTGGATGGTTTTCTAGGCTGTTTCGTATACATCGGCGCCCTCGACACTGGTGGGCATGCCCGAGCCCGCAGCGCTGAAACCATCGGCTGACGATCCGCATCGCAGTATCTGGGTGAAGATCCGCCAATCGCGGTGGGATCGCATCCAGGAGATCGCCAGGGTCGAGCAGCGCGACCCGCGGGCGATGGCGGGCATCCTGCTCGAGCGCGCGGCCGACAGCGCGACTGTCGCGGCATGAGCGGCGTGAGCAGCGAGACTGCCTTCACGTCGGCGGCCATCGAGCGCCGCTACGACCAGTTTCTAGCCGATAACTGGGGCGAGATCGACATTCCGCGGCTGTGCGAGGTGATGTGGAACGCGGGCGCGCGCGCGGCGATCGAGAGCTCGCGCGAATTCAGCGGCATCGGGCCGACGCTGGCTCAGATCGAAGGGCGGCTGCAGCGGCTCGAGCAACTCTGGCGCTCGTTTGGTGAGACCGAAGCCGGGAGCGCCTACTGGAGGAGCGAGGTAGCCGAGTGTCCGTAAAAACGATATCCGTCGAATATGAAAAGCGCGCGAACGACGGCGACTATGGCAGCGAGCTGGTCAAGGTCGCGTGGCACTACGAGTTGCAGGATGGCGAGGACCCGTGCACCGTCACCATGGCGTTGCAGGGCCAGATCCGCGGCCGCGTCGAGAACGACCTGGCCCAGTCAGCCAACCTGAAGGTCAGGCGCGCACTGATCCGCCAGAAGCGGACGTGCAATCGCTGCGGCGAGGACCTGCCCGACTCCGAGACGAGCTACATGCACCCGGCCTGCAAGGAGGCCGAGGACGCCGAACGGCAGGCGCGCCGACTCGAGCAGGAGGAGCGCTGGAAACAGGCCGAAGCGAGCGCCGAGGTGGAGCTCGCCGCGGGGCTGCGCGACAACGCGCGCTCGAACTATGACGACGATGAGGACATCCCGCTCTGATGGCGCGGCACCTTGTGGCCAGCGTCATGGTGCTCAGCTCGCTGCTCGGTCTGGCCAGACCGGTCGCGGCGGCCGACCCCGACCCGGACGACGTCGTGGCGCTGGCCGACGAGGCCGGCGTCGACCAGGTCGACCTGCTCGGCGCGGCGAATGCCACGGGACTCAGCCCGCGGTCGTATTTGTACGCCGTCGGTGAGCTCGAGCGGCCGCGGCCGCTGATCTTGCCGCCGCCGGCGCCGCCGCTGAATGCAGCGATCGAGGCGCGGCTCGACTGCATCCAGGCATACGAGTCGCGCGGCTACGCCGGCGCGGTCAACCGCTCGAGCGGCGCCAGCGGACTCTTCCAGTTCCTACCGTCGACGTGGCGCACGACCCCCCAGGGACGGGCTGGGCTCTCCCCCTTCGACGCGGTGGCGGCGCGCAACGCGGCGCGCTGGATGCTGAACCAGGGGCGCGCGCGCGAATGGGTGCCGGTCGGCCGAGGGTTGTGCTGATGGAGCATTGGCCACAATTCGTAACAATCGCGGTCATCTGGCTGCTGTTCGGGCTGCTGGTGGCGCTGCTGTTCGGCGCGGCCGCGCGGGGTGGTGAAGGATGAAACTGTCGCGCTCGGTGGTGTACTTGCACGAGGACTTCGGTCCGCGGCCACAGGCGCGCAAACGGCCGCTGCTGTACTGGCTGGCCCGGCTGCGGCGCTGGTGGCGACGCTGGTGATGACTGGAGGCTAGATGACACAAGCGATCAAGCCGCTGACGGCGGACGTTGGGCTCGAAAAGCAGAGCATCTCGGTGCAGGACCTGGTCGAGCTGACCGGCTTCAACATCGTCGAATTGGCCGAGATGCGCGGCGAAGGCGGCGTGGCGGCGAATGCCGACAACGCGGGTCTGCTGCGCTTCTGCGTCCAGGCTAAAGCGCGCGGATTGGACCCGCGTAAGCGGCAGTGCTTCTGGATTCCGCGCGGCGGCAAGTGGACGTTTACGACGTCGATCGACGGGTTCTCGGCGATGGCCGATCGCACCCAGCGTTTTGGCGGCGCGGACGCGCCCGAGTTCCGCGGCGTGCTCACCGTGAAGGAAGGCCAGCGTGAGATCGATGTGCCGATGCACGCCGAGGTGACGGTGTGGAAGATGGTCGGCCCCTGGGACCATCCGGTGACGCGGCCCTTCCGCGGCACGGCCGACTGGGCGGAGTTCTATCCGGGCGACGGCGAGGTCGGCCGCATGTGGCGCAAGATGCCGAGGAGGATGCTTTCCAAATGCGCGCTCGCGCAGGCCCTGCGTCTGGCGTTCCCCGAGCAGCTGGCGGATGTCGAGCTGGTGGACGAGGGCGCGCCGGTCGTCGACGTGCAGGAGGCGTACGTGCCGACGGACGTGCGCGAGGTGTCCGACCGCGACCTGGTGCGCGAGCCAACCGAACGGATCTGGCAGCGCTGGCTCGAGCTGGTGGTGGACGCGGACGACATTGGACTGAGCCCGCCCAAGCTCGAGCTGCCGATCGAGCGGTCCGAGTTGAAACGCCGCGGCTCTGAGTTGGTCACGGCCATCTCGGAGCGCCAGGAGCAACTGGACAAAGAGGAGGCGGCGGTGTAGCGATGGGCCGTTTTCTGCTGGTGGAGCTCGAGCCGGACCTGGCGAAATTCGGAACCACGCACAACGGCGTCTTTCTGTCGGTGAAGCACGTCAATGGCGTGCGCGACGTGTGCGACCTGTCGGCCATCAGCATGGACACGTTGAACACGCTGCTGCTGCCGGACGAGGAGGCCTACCAACCCGGGCCGCAGCGACGCGGTGATCGAAACAATATCCGTCGGTACTGGAAAGGGGTTGGTTCGCTGCAGTTGCCGTGGGCTACGTGAGCTGATAGATGGGCTGGTTGTCGCTGCGCAGGATGGTCTATGAACGGGATCGCGGTCTGTGTCAGGTGTGCCTGTTGCCGGTCGGTCGTCGCTGGGACGCCGGCCACCTGGTGGACCGCTGCGTCGGCGGCGACAACACGCTGAGCAATTTGTGCCTGATGTGTGCGAGGTGCAATCGCTCCGAGAAACCGATTCACCGCACGCTGGAGGAGGCGCGCGCGTGGCTGGAGGAACGCCGCGACCGGGCCCGCGGCGTCGCGCTGCCGGATGACTGGCGCACGTTTTACGAATTGATGTACGGGAGGTGATGATGGCGCGGCTGGATACCGGCTGGCACGCGCACCCGCGAATTTTGCAACTCGGCTTGCAGGCGATGGGATTGCACGCGTGGAGCATCAGTTACTGTGATCACGCGCGGTCGGACGGATTCATTCCGCTGGGTGCCTGGCCGGCGTTGCCGGGCGTCGGAGCCGCGGTCAAAGCCCTGATCGACGCCGATCTGTGGGCGCGCGTCGAGGGCGGGTTCATGCTGCACGATTACCTCCAGTACAACCGCTCGAAGGCGAAAATCGAGGCCGAGCAGATGGCCGCCCAGGACCGTCAGTCACGGCACCGGTCACGCGTGACAGAGGGCGTGACAAACGGCGAAGTCACGGCATCCGTCACGCCATCCGTCACGCAAGAAAAAACGCGTGACACTCGCGCGCGCGGGCAACCCGGTCCCGGTCCCGGAGACGCGGAAGCCTACGGCTTCCTAGCGTCTCCCCCTACCCCTTCCCCTTCCCCAAACCCAGCGCGCGGCCCTTTCGAGCCTGCGGCTCGGGCCGCGCCATACCAACACCCCGACCTGCTGACCGCCCCACCCCCAGAGCCGCCGGAGCGTTTGCCGACTGGTGCGCTGCAGTGCCCGCTCTGCCCGGATATCTTCACCGGCACCTACGCCGAGCATCTCGAGTCGCCACGCCACAAGATCCATGACCAGCCGGCCGATCTCAGCAACTTCCACGCATGACTGACCAGCCCAGTCCCGAGTGGCTCGCCGAGCATGACCGCTATCTGGCGTCGTCAGCCTGGGACGAGCGCCGTTCGGCGGTGCTGCTGCGTGATAAATACCACTGTCAGGCCGCGCTCGATCAGTGCACCGGGAAAGCCAGCCAGGTGCATCACCTGACCTACCGCCACTGGCGCAACGAGCCCCTGTTCGATCTCGTCAGCGTGTGCTGGTCATGCCACGAAAGGATCACCAGGATGGACCGTGGCGAGCTGGGCACGATGGTGGCCGCGCGGGATGCCCAGCACGAGCAGTTTTCACGCTGGTGGAATGCCTCGCTGGCCGAACGTCTGAAGGCTGAGCAGCCCGCCGAGAGCAAGCCATGAACGCACCCGACGCGAGCCCCCCCGCAGCGTCGCGGCGCGTTGTTTCCGGGCCGCCGGATGGGCCTCACCAGCCCATCGGCGGTGCCGATTTAACAATTCCCGGACACGTCCGGACGCGTGAAAAGTGGGGACTTTTCTGTCGGTCCTGCGGCGTCCGCTGGCCATGTCTGCGAGCCCACCGGCGTGCGATTCTGCGGGCCCTGACGCCCACCGAAATGTCGTGAATGGCATGGCTCTTTGTGCCGGGGCGGGAGGACTCGAGCTCGCCCTGCACGTCGCCCTCGGCGATGACTACCGGTGCGTGGTGTACGTCGAGCGGGAAGCCTACGCGGCAGCCACCCTCGTGGCGCGGTTGGCAGACCAGACCCTGGATACGGCTCCTGTCCGGGACGACATCACCACCTTCTACGGGGAAGCCTGGAGTGGCGTCGTGGATCTGGTCTCTGCGGGCTTCTCGTGGGTGGACCGATTGCGGCTCACCGGTAACGGAGTGGTGCCGCTGGGTGCGGCTGTCGCGTTCCTTCGCCTTCGCGATCGCTTGAGCGCGTGACCCGGGGTGCTGCTCATCCGGATGAGTTGCGAGCCCAGGCCGTCGCTGCGGTCCTTGCCGGCGCGGCGATGGCCGAAGTCGCGCGTCAGCACGGCATCAGCAAGGGCACACTCGGCAATTGGCTGGCCGCGCACAATGCCGCGGTTGGAACGGTTGGAACCGACAACGCGCGCGATCCCGAGACGCTGGGCGACCTGATCTTTGACCTCATCACCACCCACGTCACCACGATTCAGGCCCAGTTACAGGCCGCAGCTAGCCCGAGCTGGCTTGAAAAACAATCCGCCGCAGAGCTTGCCCAACTGGTTGCGGTTGAACGCGACACGACGCTTCGACTTCTCGCCGGACTCCGACCAGTCGACGACGGGCGAGCCAGTCTCCCTGAACCTTCCGCACCTCCATCAGGCGCAGCTCCAGATGACGACTGAAGCTAAACGCTTCAACGTCGCCGCCTGCGGTCGGCAGATGGGCAAGACCACCCTTGGTATCAGTCGCATCGCCGACATCGCCCAGAACCAGCCGTGCGCCTGGATGGCGCCGACGTACAAGTACCTTGAGGAGGTCTGGCGTCACCTGCGTCAGGTGCTCGAGCCAATCACGGTCGAAAAAAGCGAGCAGCAGCACCGCATCGCCACGCGCGGCGGCGGCAGCGTCGAGTGCTGGAGTCTGGATGATCCGGACGCTGCCCGAGGCAGAAAGTATCGTCGCGTCGTGGTTGATGAAGCGGCCCTAGTGCGTGACCTCGAGACGGTCTGGCAGGCCTCGCTGCGGCCGACCCTGAGCGTGCTGGGTGGCGACGCGTGGTTCCTGTCGACTCCCAAAGGACTCGACTCATTCCATCACCTGTACCAACTCGGGCAGGACCCGTTACAGACCGACTGGCAGTCCTGGCAGATGCCCTCGAGCGCGTCGCCGTACATCACCGCGGACGAGATCGCTGCGGCAAAACGGGAACTGCCAGAGCGCATCTTTGCCCAGGAGTACCTGGCCCAGTTCGTCCAGCTCGAGGGCGACGGCGTCTTCCGCGGCGTGCAGGCGGTCGCTCGGTTGCAGCCAACACCACCCCAGCGTGGGCATCAGTACGTCTTCGGCGTCGATTGGGGTCGCAGCAATGACTTCACGGCCATCAGCGTCATCGACGTCAGCGTCGGCGAGCAGGTCGCGCTGGACCGCTTTTCGAACATCGACTTCGAGTACCAGTCCGAACGGCTGCACCGATGGGCCGAGCTGTACCACCCGCTGCAGATCGTGGCCGAGTCCAACTCGATGGGCGGACCGCTCGTCGAACGCTTGCAGACCGGCTACGCGCGACTGGTGGGCAAACCGCGCGCGGCGCTGCCGATCTACGCCTGGACCGCGACGAATGCGTCGAAGGCGGCGGTCATTCAGAGCCTGGCACTGGCCATCGAGCAGGGGCAGCTGACGCTGCTGGACGACCAGGTGCAGACCGCGGAGCTGCTGGCGTTCGAGAGCAGCGTGACCGTGACGGGTATGGTGCGCTACTCCGCACCGTCGGGATTGCACGACGACACGGTCATTGCGCTCGCACTGGCGCACCTCGGCGAAGGGCTCGAGTCGGCACCCCACGGGCGCAGCGCGTACCGCTTCGCGGCCGGCAGACGGTGAGGCACCCCGTGAAACGGGTCATCTCTGAATTCGTCGCGACCTTCCACCGCCGGCGCGTGAAACATCCCGCGTGAAACACTGAGCGTTACACTCGCAGCGTCGTGGCCATCGACCGCTCGAAGAAGGAGCTGAAGGCTCCCGACAGCGAATACCTCACGTCGCTGCAGACCGAGCTCGGCGATCTGTACCTCCAGCAGGACAATGACATCGACCTGGTCCGCGAGCAGCGCGAGATGCGCCGACCCGCGCTCAGCGAGGCCGACAAGGACTACGTGCTCGTCCACGTCGACCCGCGCGACCCGGACATTACGGAAGAGGCGTTCCAGCAGACCGCCATCCTGACGCTCGAGCGGCCCAAGTTAGCCATCGTCGGCGGCGAAGGCGACACCGCGCAGACCGTCGCCAGCAAGCTCGAGCACTTCACCGAAGAGACGCTGTGGGAGTGCGGCACGCGCGAGCCGGGCTCCGACACCATGACCCAGGTCACCGACGCCACGCTGAACGATGGCGGCGGCTGGGCAAAGATCCTGTGGGCCAGCGACCTGTGGTCGGAGCGTTACGGCATTCCCGACCCGGCCAAGAGCGCGTCGTCGACGACCGCGGACTACACCGCGTACGACAAGTTGACCGAAGAAGCCAAGAAGCGCGCCGGCCCGCCGTTTGTGTGGTCGTACGTCGACCCGCGCAAGGTGTACCCGCAGTGGTCGAATGGCTACCTGTGCGAGGTGCTCGAGGTCAGCCAGATGCCGATGCGGTCGGCGTTCCGCCGCTACCGTCTGGGCTACGACTCGCAGGGCAACATCGTGCCCGAGGAGCTCGGCCAGTCGCAGAACCTGATCGAGGCGTCGCGCAACATGCTGAGCTCGGTGACCTTCCTGGAGCACTGGGACGACACATGGGTCAGCTACGCCATCTGTGGCCAGAACATGAAGGGCGATCCGACGGGGTACATCGTCAAGCAATTCCGCCACAAGTACCCGTTCGGCGTGCCCTACGACTACGCGCCAGGATTGACCATGAACTGGTGGCGCAACCGCAAAATCGGCTGGGGCATCGGCCGCACCAAACTGTGGCTGGTGCAGTACCGCGCGTACCTGCGCGCCATGCACGCGCAATACGTGGCAAGGGACCTGCTGTCGCCGCTGGTCACCTACGGCGACACGCCCGCGGCGATGATCATCGGCGACGACGGCAAGCCGAAGGAGACCGACCCGACGGTGCATCCGGGCGAGATCCTGAATCTGCCGCCAGGACGCCAGCTGCAGCGCATCCAGTACCCCGACGCGGCGACCCTGGAAAAACACATGGCCCTGATCGACGGCGCCATTCGCGACCTGGAGTCGCCGAGGGTGACCACCCTGTCGGGCATGGAAGGCGCGGGCTTCGCGATCTCGCAGGTGCTGAGCTACTCGAGGACCCGCGTCGGGCCCGTGCGCCACGGCATCGAGTCGCTGCTCAAAGGTCAGACCGAGAAGCTGTGGGCGCTCATCCGCGAGCGCGCGGGTGAGAAGGTGTGGGTGTTCTCGGGCGGCGTCGACGTCGGCTCGGGAACGCAGGTCGCCGAGTTCATCGGCTTCGGGCCGAAGGACCTTGAGCGACCCATGCGCCTCAAGTGGGAAGTTCAGGCGCAGCTCCCGACCGACGAGATGATCATGGCCCGCTACGCGCACGAGCGGCTCGCCGCGGGCACGTTCGGCAAAGACGAAGCGGTCACCTACCTGGGCGACAATCCCGACGAGATCAGGCGCAGCATCGCCCGCGACCGCATCCGTGCGTCGCCGGCCTACCAGAAGTGGCTGGACGCCGAGGTGTTCATGGAAGCCGGCCGCGGCGACCTGTTGCAAAAGGCGCAGGACGCGGAGCAGCTCGCGCTCAGCGGCCAGATCCAGGCGGGCCTGCCGCCGGGTGGTCCGCCGGGGCAGCAACCTCAGCCAGGTGTGTTCGAAGGTGGCGGTCCTGGCGCCGGCGGTGTCCCCGATCTGGGTGCGCTGGCGGCGGCGCCAAACGGAGCTGGAGTGGGTCCGCCGGCGTACGGGCAGGTCATTGGTGGCGCGCAGCAACCAGGCGGCACACTGCCACCCGGTGGCGTGCCGTTCGGGCCGCAGGGCGCGGCTGCACCAGGAGGTGGCTAGTCATGGCTCGAGTAACCAGGACCGTGAAGTACACGCCGTCGAGTGACGCGCGCGCCGACAAGAAGGCAGGCATCAAGCCGGGCTCGAAGCGCGACATCGCCCTCGACAAGAGCCGCGGCGTCAAGGACAAGGGCAAATAGGCGTGGCAAAGAACTTCATAGCCGGCGCGATAAAGAAGCCAGGTGCCCTTCGACAAACCCTGGGGGCCAAACCCGGCAAGCCGATACCGGCGGCCAGGCTCGCCGCGGCGGCGAAGAAGGGCGGCGTGACAGGCCAACGCGCGCGCCTGGCGCAGACGCTCAAGAAGCTCAACAGCTAGCCCATGCAGCATGTGCTGACGGTGTGCGAGCAGGGCGTCAATCGGTCGACCACCGCGCAGTGGATGCTGCAGTTCGCGCCCGACCGCGAGGTCATCTCGGCGGGGCTCAAACGCCTGTCGCCTGAGACGCTGAGCATGCTGTACGACTGGGCCGATCGTGTCGTGCTGCTCGACGGTCGCTACCGTCGCGACGTGCCCGGCGACAAGCTGGTGCTCTGGGACGTCGGCCCCGACCGATACCCGCACCACTTCAACGCCGACCTGGTGCGCCGACTGCGCGCGATGCGGCTCGAGTGATGGCGCCATCCTCACCGCGCCAGAACGAGATCCTGAAACTGCAGAGCGAGATCACCCAGGAAGTGACCGGCGACGCCAGAGCCATCGCGCAGGGCGTGTTCGGCGACAACGCCAACCACCCGGACATGCGCAGCGTGCCCAACCAGCAGCTCGACGACCTGTATCGCCAGAAGTACCAGGCCAACGATCGGCAGTGGCTGCAGTCGGAAGCGCGGCGCGACCCGCAGCAGTTCCTAGACGTCGCCAAGCGGATCGGCGTCAGCATGCCAGCACCCGGCGCGCCGCCGCCTGTCGATCTGAACGCGTTCGGTCAGGCGGTCATGGCGAATGCTGCCCAGGGCCCAGTACCAGCAGCGCCAGTATCGATGCCACCAGCGCCAGTTCCACCGGCGCTGCCCGTCGCCCCACCATCCGCGCCGCCGCCGCCGCCGCCGCCGCCGTTGACTATGCCGCCCGGACTGGCCGCCCCGGTATCGCCACCGGTCATCCTCGGGCCCAACGGTCAGCCGTTACCGCCGGGTGGTGTGGGGTGAAAGAAGCGCATGAGCAGCCGTACCGCGAAGGCGAATATAGCGATGGCCAGCAGGATGGCGAGGTACTGATGCGCCGCCATAAAACTGGTGAACGTCTCGAGCATCTAGCGCCAGAATTCAGAGTTCGGATTGATCGGGCCTTTGCAGTTCGCCGAATGCCATGCCGCCAGGGCCTCGAGCATGGTGGCGTGCTCGGCATCGGTTGCGGGTCCGGAGTAGCCGATGGTGTAGTAGTCGTCGCCGGGCTCGCCATTGATGGTGGTCACGACGTGGCTCCGGCCGACGTAGTGGATGGCTGTTTCAAAGCGGGCTTTGATGTCGCCGCACTCGTCGCCCTTGTGAAAGTCGCGGATGAAATCGGGCGCAACGAACCAACCCAGGGCGATGGCCGCAGCCAGTACCAACATCCAGTTAGTAAAATTCTTGGGCATCTCGATCCTCCAACGATCGGGGTGATGGCGCTCCAGGTGCATGCACACGTACCTGGAGCGTCTTGTTATAGCCGGTACAGGTTGAGAACACACTAATGCCTGGGACGATCCTGCTCGAGGACGCGCAGAAGTTCTATACCGACCGTCTGCAGCAGCACGCGCAGGACGCACTGCAGGCCGTCGAGCAGGCCAACCGTCCACCGCTCCAGAACGTCCAGGTGCAGCCTCCGACGCTGCCGCAACCGCCGCAGATCGATCCCAACGAGATCATCCAGCGTCTGCAGCAGCACGCTCAGGATGCATTCCAGGCTGCGGAGCAAGCCAACCAGCCGCCGTTGCGCGGGGTGCAGATCGACCCGAACGACATTGCCCAGCGCCTGCAGCAGCACGCGCAGGACGCGTTCCAGGCTGTCGACCAGAGCGTGCAGCCGATCAGTCAGGGCTTGCAGCAAGCCGTGCAGCCAGTCGCGCAGGCCGTCGAGCAGGGCGTGCAGCAAGCCAACCAGCCACCCCTGCAGAACGCGGTACAGCCGACGACGCCGACGGTTGACCGCGGCGGCGACCTGCATGCGTACGCCCGACAAGCCGCCCTGCGCGCGGGCATCGATCCCGACATCTTCGTCGCCCAGATCCAGCAGGAATCGGGCTTCAGCCCAACCGCGAAGAGTTCCGCCGGCGCGCAGGGTATCGCCCAGTTCATGCCGGACACGGCCGCGGGGATCAAGCTCGACCCCAGCGACCCGTACGCCAGCCTGGACGCCGCGGCACAACTCGACGCTCAGAACCTGGCCAGGTACGGCGGCGACTACGCCAAGGCACTCGCGGCGTACAACGCCGGCGGCGGCAACGTCGATAAGTACGGCGGCGTGCCGCCGTTCGCTGAGACCCAGGACTACGTCAAGACCATCCTCGGCGGCGCCAAGCAAGCCGTCAGCAATGTGGTGCAGGGCGCGCAACAGGCCGCGTCGAACGTCCTGCCGACGCTGAGCCAGTTTGGCGACAAGCAGCTCACCGCGGCTGAAGCCTACGCCGCGTGCGGGCCGGCGGCCGCGGTCAGGTTCGCGCAGATGTTCGGTCGCAACCCGACACTCAGGGAAGCCACCGACCTGGCGCAGAGTGTCGGCTGGACCGCGGAGCAGGG